CCAGCGGTACGGGCCAACATGCCGATATTCCAGTGGTTTTCGCGGTAGTTGTAGGTGACATAGCTGTCATTCTCATTGCTGCCGCTGCTTGGGTAATACCACCAGATCTCACCAAACTGGCTGTTGTGGACAGCGTAGACCTTGGATGCTTGGTTGAAGTTTATGTTGCTGAACACATAGTCAGACACATCACTTGGCAGGGGCTTGACATAGCCGTCATAAGTCCAGAAACCGGACTTGCTCATCCAGATGGCCGCCGTGTCAATGGCCGCCACAGATTGAGCCGAGATCAGGCCGCAGCCAGATCCGGCCTTCTCAAAGCCATAGATGAATGGTGCGCCAATGTAGTTGGCCGTATGTACATCCACATCGGTAAACAGCAGGTTGACGCCCTTGACGCGCTTGCCGGCCAGCAGAGTGCCAGGTGTAGCCAACTCAAAATCACCAGCCTGATTGGTGGCCGCAGGCGTCCAGACTGTATTGTCCTCTTGGTCACACCACTGCACCCTGCGTGGATTGCCACCAGCGCCGAGTGCAAACAGAATGCGCTCGGCAGTGACCAAGAGAGCCTTGTTGCCCGTTGGGGCGTTGGTGATGGCCGCTGCCAAGGTCGGCGTTGTAAACCCAAGCTGCCACTCGTACAGTTTGCCGTCAGCGCTTGAGCAGGCCACCAGATACTCGCCCCAAGTGTCCAAGCTCCATGTGGTGGCTGGGATCAGCCCACCCAAGTCAGGTCGGGCCACGCCATAGGCGTATGTGCCATAGGTGCTGTAGCCATAGCCGGTTTTGATCGTGGCATCGGCAATGCCGGAAGTGATGCCGGTTGGTGTGATTTCCTTGAGTGTCCCCGCCTCGTTCATGGCGTACAGCTTGGACTGTGTACCGGCGGCAATGAATCGCTCACCGCTGTTGTTGCGCCAAGTGATGAACCCCCTGCACAAACCCGTCATCTGGCTTGCCGAGCGTTTCCTCCAGCCGCCCATAGGCCGCAGGGTGTTCTCGTACCAGCGCACCAGATTCGCGTCATACCAGCGGCCTGCTGCTTGGTACTCTGTGCCGTTCCTGTAAATGCCTGGAGGGAGTTTGAGTGGGATGTACATGGCTATATTGTCGGTAGGTTGGACACAAAGCTCATCGTGACGATGGCCGATGGCACTGCTGGTCGTGTGGGGCTGGCGCTTGTCCCAAAAGCCTCTATGCTTACGCCAGTATTTTCAGTTCTCCACACAATCTCAATGTAATCATTAGCAGCCATATCAACAAAGAAATTCAATGAAGCAATAATATGGCTAGGGTCGCCAGCAACTTTTCTTGCTGCCAAGTGGAATCTGCTATTTGAGTTTGCAATGTTTGTACCATTCTTGCGAAACCAAATATCCACATCTTGACCATCGTTTGTGGTGTTTTTTAGTTGAATGGAAAACTGCAAGTTCCAGATTCCAGAGTCGGCCACTGTGATTCGACTGTTGCTGGCTATTGTCACGCCATTGCTAAAGTCTGTCGTGTTGAATGTGACGGCGTAGGCCGTGGTGGTGTTGGCCGCCGTCTGGTTGGTTGAGTCCTGAAAAGCCCCGTGCGGGTTGTTCATAAACTTGCCCCCCCTTGGCCCAAACAGTGAGCCAAGGACGGAAGTCAGTTTTCTGGAAAAAATGTTCAGTGCGCCGTTGTTCTCGTTCAAGTTCCGGCGGTCATACACCTCTGGTGGATAACCCAGACTCGGCAGTGAAGGCGTCTCTAATTGTTGCTTGACATTGGCCATGACATGATTATTTCACTTATGCCATGTCTGCGCCTACTTTGCCAACTTCGGCAACCCTGCGACTCCAGCCCTTGCCAAAGGTCGGCCAGTGGGGCAAGTCCATCAGGAATGACAGTCTGCGCTTGCCATAATCGTCAACCAGATCGCCCTCAAATGCAGCCACAGCCTGCAAAGTCTTTGGGCCGATGCCGCCGTCAGGATCAACCCCTACGCACGCTTGCAGCCACTTTGCAGCCCGACCTGGGCCGCTGTTCACCGCCGCATCGAACACCACATAGTCCACGCCAGCCGGTAGCTCATCGCCCTTGACCTTATCCCAATACTTGGCCTTGTACATCGGGCCAACAATCTCAGGGGTCAGGCCGCGCATGGTTTTTTCATCCACCTCATGGCCCACCCACTCCTCCCAGACCTTCTTGGTCACGCCGAGGTTGGTCATGCCGCCTGGGTCAGACGGATGGTTTACAAAGCCGCCTTCATGGTGCAGCACTGCGGCCAGTGCGGAGTCAAAGTTTTCTTTCATTTCACTGGCCCTGACTTAGAGAGTAAATCGGTCTTGGCCTGTGAGCCAGCGGATGATCCAAAGTAATAGGCAATTATTCCTGTCCACGCCGTGCCAAGTGAACCCAGCATCATCAAGATGGCAGGGTTGCTGTCATCTAGCTTGTTGAAAAACATCAGCGTCATAATGGCAAAAAACCCGACAGTGACAGCACCGGCCAGCAATGGCGGCATCATTGAGCGAGTCGCAGCCTGCATATCACGCGCAGACTTGCGGTCCTCAACTTCTAGCTTTTCAAAGTTAAGGCCAAGCTCCTGCGCTTGCTTTTGCAACTCGATCTCAGCAATCTTGACTTGAGCAATCTGCTCTGCTGACAGCTTGTTGTTGGAGATCAGGTCGCCAACTTTGTCGGGGTCAACACCGATGGCCTTGGAGATGGCAGACACTGCCATGCCGGCCAGTGGGCCACCCATTGCCGTGGCAATCGTTGGTGCAATTTGTTTAAGCCAATCCATTACTGTTTACTCCTTGAAAGCATTGTTGCGGCAATTTGCAGCATTGCACGGGCGCTGTCGAGATCTTCTGGCTCAGTAGCCCAGCCGACTGTGATCTGCCCAACAAAGCGACCTGGCTCTGGGGGGATGCCAACCCGACAGGTGTAGCCCACGCCCCTGGTTATGTACCACAGCCCCATCTCGGACTGCGCTGACTTGTACTCACCGCAAGGAATCTCACTTGCCATCAACCTGACCACATCGGCATTGTTGGCTGCGTTCTGCGTAAACAGCCCCACATCCAGCCCATCGTTGGTCTTGTCCCTGCCGTCCTTGGCGTAGGCGCGGTGCAGGACGCGAGTGCCAAACATCGTATTGACCTTGAACACCGCCACCACGATAGCGCCCGACTGCTTGAACAGGTGCGCCGCTGCGTCCTCTACGCGATCCTCTGCAATCGTTGGAATCTTCTTGGACTCCTTGTAAGCGCCGATCAGCAAGTCTTGGTTTGTATATACAAAGTATCCCGCAAAGGTCAGGACAGCCATCAGCACCATCGCAAACAGACGGAACGGGCTGGACACATAGGCCAGCACCTTGTCAACCAGGTTGAGGCGCTCGTCTGCCATCAGCACTTACCTCCGCACTGCTGCATGGCCTCGTAGACAACCCAGCCAACCCCGCCACAGACCAGCAAGAAAATCAGGAGCATCAGCACGATGGTGATGACCTCATCCATTTCTTTCTTGTGCTTGGCTGCTGCCGCCTTGCGCTTGCCCTCGGCAATGGCATGATCGCGCTCGATCTTCGCAGTGCGGGCAACGATCTTTTGCCACACATCCATCTTGTTGGACGAGAAGAAGAGCATCTTGATCTCTTCCTCAAATGCACGGGCGCTCTCAATCGCCATCTCAAGCTCAATGGCTTGGCCTTTGGCTGACCCTGAAAAGCCACCCTTGCTGACCACTTCGATTGCGTCAGCCTTGGCGCTGAAGTACTGGCCTAAGACGGGGCCAAGACTTTCAATGTCCTGCACCGTAGCCACGGTTTTCTTGACCAGCTTGACGGCTGTTGAAATTGCGGCAAGGGCCGTGAATGGATCGATCACTTCTTTCTCTCCCGCCACTTCAAGCACCAGACCAGCAGCCGGTCAGACGACCACGACCACCTCACACACTCAAAGACAGGCGCGGGGGCTTGGACTGCTGGCGGTGGTGGCGGCAGCGCGTCCATCTCAGCGTACCTTGAAGTGATCCCAGAAAGCCACAGCCGCCACGAACAGACCGCCCAGCCACAGCAGGGGCTTGGCTAGGTGGCTGAGAGTCTCCAGCACCTTGAACGCGCCCTGTGCGGCAACAAACGCTGCCGTCACATCCTTGGTGCTGGTGGTCAGGGCATCGACCTTAACCTCGACAGCAACAAGCCTGTCGTAGATTTCACGGTGAGTGATGTCTTCGGTCATGGTGCAGACTCAAGTGCTGTGATGCGGGTTGTCAGGGCTGTGATGAGGGTCTGCTGCTCTTGGATGGCTTTAAACAAAACAGCGGTAAGTTTGTCGTAACTTACACCACCGGCAACAAGTTCAATATCTTCTTCATTTCCTGTCAAAACTGACTTTAAAACCATCGGCACAAACTCAGGTAGTATTTCTACAACTTCGTCCGCAATTAAGCCAATTTCAGTTTGACCACTATCAACGCGAGTGTATTGACGCGCTTTTATTTGCAATGCCTCAGCAAGTCCGTAAGGGCTATTAACAATATTTGTTTTTACCAAGCGAGATGATGTGTCGTATGTAACTGCTCCTGTGGTTGAGTTCCATTTCAATGGATAAGTACCAGCACCAGCAGAAAGCGCAGCAGTCGCTATTGCAAACTTTCCGTCAATTGTTCCCGATCCTCCCACTACTAACCCACGCAAACAGAGCAAGTTACCGCTGGAGTCGATGCGCATACGTGCTGTGGCGTTGGTGAAAAACACCATTTGGTATGCACCTGTTGCATAAAATACAGACGCATAAGGCGCAGAAGTTCCAAATGTGCCACCTGTAATATCTTCACGACCTATATAAAAATCACCACCAGTATTATTAAATGTTGAGTAAACAGCATTTGTCCCAGTTGTAGAGGTTAATTTTATTACGCCAGTAACACCTCGAACATCCAACTTTTCCCCCGGCGAACTCGTCCCAATCCCCACATTGCCGCTGGAGTCAATCCGCATAACCTCCGCACCGCCTTCAGCAAAAGCAATGGTGTCAGCAGCAGGGAAGAAGATGCCGGTGTTGGTGTCGCCTGTGGTGGTGATGGTTGGTGCAGCCGCAGAGCCTGCTGGGAATACAACACCACCAGTGCCTTTGGGTGTAAGCGCAATTCCAATGTTCGTATCGCCGCCTGTAGCAGATAACACTGGTGCGCCACCAGTGGCCGCATTGGCCAGTGTTAACTCGTTTACGGCAGACGCTGTGGCGGTCACCTTCAGCAACTCATTGCCATTGGTGTCAATGACATCGCCAACCAGCTTCAGGCTCTTACCAGAGCCGACATTCATACCAACCGATGTGCCAGTGCCGTTGGCGGTAAAGATCGCATCCACCAAGTCTAGGTCGGTATTGACCTTTGTCCCCCAAGTGTCTGTCGATGCGCCTACCTCTGGCTTTGTCAGCAGTAGGTTGGAAGTTGTGGTATCTGCCATGCGTTGCTCCTAAATAGGTGTCCAAGTCTCAGAATTATCAACGATTGCAGTCCAACTTTCTGCACTGTCGCTGATCGGTGTGTAAGTTTCTGCGCTGTCGGGTATCGCGCCCCAGCCAAAACCAAAGATGATGCCGACAGACCCTGTGGCGCTGTTGCCTGTCAATGCAACTGTGATGACATTGCCAACACTGTCAACTGATCCCGTTGCGCCATTGCCTGTGATCGCTTGGAAAGTGATGACCTCACTCGGCATCGTCTCCACAGCACCAGTCGCCACATTGCCGGTGACCGCTTTCGTGCTGGTGACACTGACAGAACCGACAGAGCCTGTGGCCGTGTTGCCTTGCGCTGTAAACGCAAGCACAACCGCCACACTATCGACTGCACCCGTGGCCGCATTGCCGGTGACTGCATTTGTTGAGGATACAGATACAGAGCCAACACCGCCCGTGGCCGCATTGCCGGTGATGGCAATGGATAAAGTCAGCCCGACTGTGCCGACATTGCCAGTGGCAATTGTCCCGTCTTCTTGGACAGACCTGTCGGCCAGCAAGTTACCAGCAGCACCAGTCGCCTGGTTGCCGCTGATGACTACATTGCCTATGCCATAAACACCAAGGCCGTAATAGCCTGACCCATAAGCAGCCATGCTGCTGCCCCTTTAAGCCAGCCGAATCAGGCCGGTGCTGGCATCGTTGGTTGGCATGGTCAGCGTGAATGTCCCTGCGGTCACTGTCTGTGAGCCAAAGGTGTGGACGCTGACCGCCTTGTTGCTTTGCGTGCTGTTGTAGATCAGGACAGCATCAAACGCTGTGGACAGCGTGACAGCAGAGTAACTGATGCTGGCGCTGGGGGTCACAAAGGCTGTCGTGCCGCTGGTGCTTGGCGCAGTGCCAAAGGTCACTGTCACGCCGCCGGCAGTGTAGCCAGTGCCTGTCACCTCGTTGGTGGAACTGTAGGCCGTAGTGGCGGCATTGACTGTGGCAGATGCCAAGTACAGCGCAGCCTTGAAGGTGTCGGCAGTCGTTGCTGCACGGATAACGCCAGTGCCAAAGTTGTGATGACCGACAAGCAGTTCACCTTTGAAACTGGTACACATCGCCTGGGTATTTGCCATGATCTATTTCCTTAAATTTGTTCAGTGATGCCATCAGCAAAAACACCGCGCTTGAGCGCCATGTGAACGGATCGATGCACCAACTCTTCGCCCAGCCAGTACTCAACCCAAGTCGTTGTCTCGGTGTCATTCTCTACAGACCCTTCACGCTT